CTTCTTTTCCGCCTCTTTCAACTTGTTCGTGAGGTCAGTTACCATGACTTGAAGATTGGAGACGTACGTTTTTTGTTTCTTCATTTTCAAATCATTTACCTCACTGTTACGAGTCCTGAGTTCATCACATTCCTTTTTGAGACCCAAAATGATGACTTTCTGTTTTCTAATTTTTACATCACGTGTCTGGAGTTTTTTCTTAACGACCTTGTCAATTTCAGGTCCAAGATCTATCGTGAACTTGGAAGCCTTACGGGGTCGTGAGGAAGATTTTACCATTTTACTTAAATTTTACTATTGAAACTTTAACTTAGGCACTTTAGTTTCCGAAAGCGACACCGCCCATACCATTCTTTACACGTAAAATATTGTAATTTACGGCGTACGCGCGAACCATGTTACCGTTCCTGGTGCCAGTACCCGCGAGGGATAACTTGGCAGTATCAATTCGGCTGAAATTTAGGGTTCCAGTTGGCTGGGACTTGTTCATAGTGATGCAGAAAGGCCAAGTGAAGGTGGATACAGTGCTGAGAGCATCTTGGGGGAGAACAGAGCAGTGCATCTCTGGGACAACGTTGTGGTGGAAGGCGGCGGACATATTCTCAAAGAGAGGTGTACCGTTAATGTAGAGAGTGGCGGTATCGAAAGTCCAGTTAGTAGACCACTTGTTGGTATCAGCCTCAGAAGAAACAACGTGGACAGCCTTGACTGGGTGGTTGAAGTAGGTAAGATCAACCTCGGTATCCGCGGCACTCATGAGTTGGTGTTGAGTTTGGGTGAAGAGAATCTCGTGCTCATTGTTGGCGAAGAAATCACGTTCGGGGGTATCAAGGTACACATACGTACCAAATACCTTGACGTTGCTGGGGGCAAACGTACCATTCCTGCACTTCACCCTGATCTCCACATCGTGATATTGTAATCCGACTAGTGGGAGAGACTTAGTCCAGTCATCCGAGAAGAAGAATGGGAGAACGTAATGGTTCGCTGAAGTAGACGAACCTAACGCATTTTGGGGACACTCATCAAGGGTCAAAGCACAAGAAGCCTTGGCTTGAGTATCCTTGTACAAAAGGTTATGGACACCCTGGATGTAGAGGGCATCAATCTGGGAAACCTTTTGGCCACCAATCCAAAGCTGGAACTCAGTGGTGGTGGAATCATCCTTGTCGAAGAAACCGGTATCGGCGTTACCAACGCCACCGATGTTCTCAGCCTCAATCCACACATAACTCAAGAGATCACCCTTGGTCTTGATGGGAATGGTAACCTCATTACCGCTACCGAAGGTACCGATATAGTCGAGCCTCTCTGGCTTGATTGCGAAGTTGGTATACCTCTTATAATTTTGTCTAAAAAACGACACCTCGGGCTGACCAGTGATGTAGACGTCCTGGACACCCACCGACACGAGGTCAATTAAAGCAGCTGACATTTATTAGTAAACGATATTAAAATTTTAGCTCAATGTATACATATCGGGATGGGTGTTGAATTTCAAGCACTCACATGGGAAACAGTCGACACGGATGAGGAGCATTTAGTGAGTATTTTTGGTAAGACTGAGAATGGTAAATCTATTTGTGTAACAACTGCGTTTACACCATACTTCTTCGTCAAGCTTCCTGAACATGTCACGCAACAAAAAGTCCAAGAAATCTACCGAGTTCTGGACAAAAAGAGTCCCAACTGTCTGGTTTCGTATTCTATTATGAGGTCAAAGGATGTTTGGGGTTTTCAAAATAATAAGGAATTTTCCTATATGAAATTGGATTTCAAAAATTTAGCGAGCCGGCGTCGTGTTGATTATATGTTGAAGAATCCTATTCAATTCTCCTATGGTACTGAAAGATTCAAAGTTTTTGAGTCTAATATTGATCCCGTACTTCGTTTGATGCATAGAACAGGTATCCAATCAACTGGTTGGTTAAACTCTGGTGATAATTGTGTTCGCACACACTTGGCCAAGGTGAATATTGATCTTTTCTGTAATGACTGGAAAACCCTAAAGCCCGTCGCACGCGATGACATTGCTCCATTTGTTGTGGCATCGGTTGATATTGAGTGTAACAGTTCTACTGGTAAATTCCCGGATCCAGACGTAAGAGGTGACGCGTGTTTCCAAATTGCTATTTCTTTGTGTAAATTTGGTAACGATGAACCCTACGATAAAACGTGCCTTTGCTACAAGAAAACTGATACAAACCTAGAAGGTTCTACTATTATTAGTTTTGATACGGAAAGGGAGATGCTCGAGGCATTTCAGAAGTATATACACGAGAAAGATGTAGACATCATTACTGGTTGGAATATTTTTGGTTTTGATCTTAACTACATTTATACAAGGGCGTTTATTACTGGTTGTAACCCTGAATTTTTCAAGATGGGTAAATTGAAATCACAGACATGTGAGATATCCATCAAGAAGTTGAGTTCAAGTGCTTTGGGTGATAATGTACTGAAACTCCTCCCAATGAGTGGTCGTTTCATTTTTGATTTGTTCCATGAGGTAAAGAAGGGGTACAAACTTGACAGTTACAAACTCAATGAAGTTTCCAAGCTCTATCTTGGAGATCAAAAAATTGACATGGCTCCAAAGGAAATGTTTGCTCGGTATCTAGAAGGTGATCCCGTGAAGCTACGAGAAGTTGCAGAGTACTGTATCAAGGATACACTGTTACCACACAGACTGATGAAGAAAATGTGTATCCTACTCAATCTCCTTGAGATGGCTAAAGCTACTTGGGTACCACTTTGCTTCCTCGTAGAACGGGGGCAGCAGATTAAGGTATTCTCCCAACTTACAAAGAAGGCTCGTGAAATGGGATTTATGGTTCCAACGATTCGCTGGGGACAGTTACCTGAGGAACAATACGAGGGAGCAACGGTTCTGGAAGCCCAAAAGGGTGCGTATTACACACCTATCACTGCCCTAGATTTTGAGGCTCTGTACCCAAGTATCATGATGGCTCACAACCTCTGTTACTCCTCATATGTCATGAATGAGAAGGACTATGGCAACATACCTGGTATTGAATATGAAACGTTCAAGATTGGTGCAAAGACTTACAAGTTTGCACAAGATGTTCCTAGCCTCTTACCGGCTATCCTTCTAGAGCTTAAGCAGTTCCGTAAAAAGGCTAAGAAGGATATGGCAGCTGCGACGGGTTATATGAAGGAGGTATACAATGGTAAACAGTTGGCCTACAAAATCAGTATGAACTCAGTCTACGGGTTTACAGGAGCTGGTAAGGGTATTCTTCCATGTGTACCTATTGCGTCTACTACAACATTTAGGGGTCGCGCAATGATTGAAGAGACTAAGAATTACGTTGAGAAAAACTTCCCAGGTTCAAAAGTGAGATATGGCGACACGGATTCAGTCATGGTTGAATTTGATGTGGGTGACCGTAAGGGTGAAGAAGCTGTTAAGTACAGCTGGGAGATTGGTGAGAGAGCTGCCGAAGAGTGCTCAGCTCTTTTCAAGAAGCCTAACAATCTTGAATTGGAAAAGGTGTATTGGCCTTATTTCCTGTACTCAAAGAAACGTTACGCTGCCAAATTGTGGACGAAGGGAAAAGATGACCAGATGCATATGGACTATATTGATATTAAGGGACTCCAAGTTGTTCGTAGAGATAATACACCCCACGTTAGGGAGGTTTGTAAAGAACTCCTAGATGTTGTACTAACCTCCAGTGATACGGGGCCACCAAAAGAGCTTGCGAAAGAGCGCGCAATTGAACTCCTTTCTGGTGATGTATCTAATGAAAAATTGGTTTTGAGTCAATCCCTATCGGATAGTTATAAGGTTGCCGGACAATCTGTATCTATAACAAGTCCCGAGAGCTGTAATATAAATCAAGCACATGTTCAGGTGGTTAATAAGATGAGGCAACGTAAACCGGGGTCTGAGCCACAATCCGGTGACCGTGTTCCATATCTACTCGTAAACACGGGTGACCCTAAAGCTAAGGCTTTCGAAAAATCCGAGGATCCAAAATACGTTGAAGAGCAAAACCTCCCAGTTGATTATAAATATTACTTCATCAACAAGTTTCTGAATCCTGTGTGTGATCTACTTGATCCACTATTCGATAACACGAAGCAGGAAATATTTGGTGAGTTGATTACCCAATGTAAGCCACCACCAAAGAAGCGTGAACCTGCCCTAAGTACTATGAAGAAGACTGATCTCATCGAGGAATGTAAACGTCTCGGTCTAGATTCCGAAGGTAAAATCACGGATCTAAAAGATCGTATAAAAAATGCCCGTGTTCAGCGAGAAGAAAGTGTTGAAGACATATTTAAAAAATACGAACAAGAGATAGATAAGTCATGAGTTTCAATGAACGAATTACAGATGTACTAGAAGAAGAGATAAAATTGCGCATGGATATTACTATGACCGAATACGCAGAAACGATAGCTAAAAAATATCAGATTTCATTACAGTTACTTTTAAAAGATATTCCATGTGTATCTGCTACAACTACATGTATGGGTACAAAACCAGATGGTTCTAGATGTACTTTCAAGGGTATTCATAACGGGTATTGTGGGAAACACCAAAAACAAGGTGAAAAGATCAAACAGAGATTTCATGAGACTTTTAATGGTCATACCCATGGTCCAGGTCTTAGAAATGTTGCAGGGTGTCCGGCTTGTGAAAGATCTTTTTCGTCTAATAGGCTTATAGATTTAGATTCATTATTAAATAATGAGTAAATCCGATATTCTACTAACATCAATAAACAACTTTTACCGCGAAGAAGACAACCGATCCAAGTTATTGAATATACTAGACAAAACAAGTGGCATTTCATTGAGAAATCTCGAATGGTTTATCACTAATTACGCAAAGAAAAATCATACATCTTATAAGACGAGTGATGGAAAAATATTCACTGTACACTATGCTTATAAATCCAGCTTAGATGGGTACTCGAAAAAGCTTTTCGATCCATTTTGTAGATCCCAGAAGTTTCCTTATTCAGTGCCAGGTACATCTCATGAAATTCATACGACTTTAGCACAGCTAAATTTCATCAAATGGTGTATCAAGAATAAGATTATAGATTATATCAGGGATCATAGGAGTTCCTTGTTTAATAAGCAACAGGTTGTATCCGCCCCTCTTCAAATATAAATGTTTGATAGCCGGTATAATACATGTGGAGAGCATACGTATTTGACGATGTATCCACCTTGGTAGTATCTAGATTCACTTCAATATTTGTTTTATCGGATTGAATCTGACTAAAATCCAAGTTCCCCGATGGCTCCACATTGATCGGATTCATCGAGAAACTGTATGTATAGATATTCCTAATAGGTCTAGATAATCTAGATCTGTAAGGAATTAGATATTTGAAATAGTTGTGATTAGTATTTGTGACATTTGGCATTTTAGTTCCATTAATGTAAAAACTCGCATCTTTCATAATGGGGTTGAAAAAAGTTAACTGATCATCAAAGCTGACGTTAGATGAAAAGTTGAAACGATTTTGACATAAATAAAGTTCTTCGTCATTTGTGGGAAGATCAAAAACTTGTGTTTGTCCCACATTGTTATTGAACGTGGGTGACCCAACAACTAACCTTAAACCTTCATCTGACATGGACATGGAGCCACCACTCCCATTTCCACCCATATCACGGTGTAATCGATCCCAAGCAGGTACATTGGATACCTGTGAATAATTATAGGCTCTTGAGCGATTTGCGGTTGGTGTACCTACAGCAACACGTGTACCTGTGTTTGAAATAGACACCGACGTTCCAGATTGTTCATCTACAACTGTTCCATTGATGTTTGGTCCAATTTGTATCCACGCACTACTAGCTGTGTGATAGAAAAACACACGCGCATGTCCAGCATTTGAGCCACCGGTATCATTTTTTGGTGCACCACCAATTAGATAAAGACCGTTTTTAGAAAGATCCACCGATGTTCCAAATTCGTCACCTGTCGCAGAACCATCTAAATCAACACCTCGTTGTACCCAAGCCGTTCCATTGTATACAAAAGCCCTAATATGTCCTTTACTTGACTGATGACCAGGTGCACCCACAGCTACTACACTATCATTACCACCACTCGTGACAGGATCTGAGAGAGATACAGTTGATCCAAATTTATCACCACCACCAACACCATCTATATTCGAACCAGTTTGTTGCCAACCGGGACCAACCGTGTATGTCCAAATCTGTACACGTCCTCTATTAGTAAAACCAACCTCGGTAAATTCTGGAGCACCTACTGCAACTCGAGTACCATTACTGGATAAAGAGACTGAAGTTCCAAATTTTTCACCAGCAGTTCCTCCATCAATGTCACTCCCTAATTGACCCCAAGCTGTTCCATTGTATTGGTAGACTCGGACATGTCCTTTACTACTGTCATGAATTGGTGCACCCACAGCAAGGGCTGTACCTGTGTTAGATAAAGAAACAGTTGTTCCGAATAAGTCTCCGTCACCTACACCAATCAGGTCGGTACCCAATTGGGTCCAAGTTCCTGAGATTAGTTTGAATACCCTAACACGACCCTTATTTTGATTGACGTTATCTGGAAATCCATTGTTATCTTCATCAACTTGTAATTCATACTTGGGTTCACCTATGGCTATAGTAGTGCCATCGGGTGACAGAGCCACTGAGTACCCCGAATCGTCGTTTGCGTTAGTGCCAATAATATTAGCACCTATCTGTTTAGGTTCGAGGGCCACACTCTCATCCACGTTCTCAAACTT